ATATCCACGCCATTGCCTTTCAGGACTTTCGCCAAGTCGCCCACAAGGATGCTGGTCTTCGAGGTTTCCACAGCGTCAGCGAACAATGCCTTGGGACGCATCCGTTCGACCTGTGCTTGGGCCTTCTCCTTTTCCGCCCGCTCCTGTTTGATTTGTGTGGCAAGTCGGATAAGGAAGTCGGGTTCGGTGACTGCCTTTTCCAAAGTCGATTCGGTCATGTACGCGCCATGTTTGCGAATCGATGGCAGCACCTCATGCGTCACCCAGCGTTTGAACTCGCGAGCCTCGGGCTTGCGGCTGCGTAACACGAGGGAGTACAAGCCGGACTCGGACACGAAAACGGGTGCCTTGCCGCCGTTCTGAGCAATATCCGTACTACGGATATTGGTGATTTCATCGGCATCGAGGTATTCCCGAATATGGTTGGTGGCCGTACCGAGAATGGTGCATACGTCCGCTCCAAGGAACCACGGGTTGCCGTGTTCGTCGGTTAGGACACGCACCTGAATGCCGTTGAAGTCGAATGGTTGAATCTGATTGCTCACTTGTTGTCTCCTTCCTTGGATTGGTTTTGCGAAACCTGCATGATCTCCCACACGTCCGCGTCCTCCGACAGGCCGGACGCGAGACGGTAGAAGTCACTGAACCGGTAAAGCGGATTGCTGTACGCATCCTCGCCCTGCTGGGGCAACTGGCCTCGATGTATCCAACTACGCAAAGTGCTGCGGTTCACGCGCATTCCGCACGCCTTGATGATGTCCAACAGTTCGCCGCGGGTTCTCACCGCCTCCGATTGGAGGAGACGTTTCACCCGTTCCGCCCTGATAAGGGCTACCGGCATACTGAAACCGCATTTCGGGCATTTCGCCGTCTCCGCGTCCGCATAGCAGGAAAGCTGACCCAAGCACTTGTCGGCGGGGCATGAGCCGTACAATACGGTTTCCCCGTCATCGTCCGTGAGAAAACGACGCAGCTTGCGTGTCAGACTGTGAACCAGTTCCGCGTACACGGGGGTGCTGGAATGCTCCACGAGTTTCGGATGATTGGCGATACGGTAAACCATGTCCGACAGTGGCGTGGACTCGGGCATATTGATCTTCAGACTGCGCATCCACTCGTACAACGTGCCCTGCAAACCCGGATAACCGTGGTCATCGTCCGCGTACAGCAGATCATGCAGGGCTTCGCGCAACGGTGCGGGAGCGGTGCCGGATTGACCGCCGCCACCGTTCTTGTGCCCGTAGGCGCGGTTGATGCGATACTCGCACAGGTCGGGCAGACTGCGGTCCAACCATCGCAGGTCGCCGGTCAACTGGCTGGCGTGCTTGTCGCACAGGAGATTCAGATTCGGTTCGACGCCATGTCCGATAAGCGGTGACGGCGCGTCGGTGACGATATCCCGCCAGCAACCGTGGTAGCGGCAGAGCCTCGTAGTTTCAGTGGAAAAAGACAATAGTGACCTTGACCTTCGGTTTTTTTGAAGGTCTCGGACGTGTCAGCAACTCCCAATTATGCCATCAAACCGGTCATGATTCAGCCGGACGGCGTGTCGCCAGAACCTCGTCCAACGCCACGCCCAAACCCGGATTGAAACCGCCGCCCTCACGCCTGCGCTTGGGTTTCGCGGGCGGCAAGCGCAGCGGGTCACGCGCGGCCAACGCCACCCGTCGAGACTCGTCCGAGGAACGGCCCATCATGCGCTGCCGGCGATACAACCACGCCTGATCTTCCACTAGTCCCAGACGTTCGCACTCCCGGCCTATCTGCGCTTCGGACGGTTTCGCACCGTTGCGCAGCTTGCGGACGATGCCGTTGATGTCGCCGGAACCACACCAGCGACCCGTGCTGTTGTCCGCGTAGAAGCGTCGAACGGCCTCACGCGCCTCTGCTGCCGTGATATCCGAACGCAGTTCCGAATGAAACGCGTCAAGCTGAACATCATCCCACTGCGCGTTGCCGTGATGCGCGTTAATCAGCGACAACAACGCCGCCGCCTCACCCTTGCTGAGCATTGAGACCTCCCTGCGAGTATCGGGCACGCTCCTCCTCGGTCATGTACTGCCAGGTTTTCGCCATGTTCGCTTCGAGATTCTGCTGGCTGCGGGACTTGACCGGCTGGACTTGCCGGGCCCTTGGGGTCTCCGGTTTGGGTTTCTCCCAGTTGCGTGCGTACAGTTCCCCGCCGATGAACCGGCTGAACGTCTTCACGAACCGTTCCTCGGTGGCCCCGACATACGCTCGGGTTTTGGCTTCAAGAAACTCACGCGGGTCAGCCTCGCCGGCAGCTCTCACAATCTTGGGCCATTCGATTTCCAACTGCATTCGAGCCTGAGAGGTCTTCCCGTCGAACCTGTTCGTCGGGTAAATACGCTCAAGACTGTCGAGCAGTCCATCGAAGTCAGGCTTTGAGGGGGTAGGGGGAGTTGAATTATCTTTAGATAATTCATTCTGGTGTTCTGGTGTTCTGGTGTTCTGGTGTTTGTCCCGATTCAGACGTGATTCAGCCGTCTGAAAGTCATCTGAATCGGAGGTTTTTACCTCGTTTTTATTTTTACGGTAATTTTCAGCATTGCTTTCACGCTTCTTTTGTACCTGTTCGCGACTGCGATTGTGTATAAGATAATCGTGAATATAGTACCCGTTGTTCCCGTCCGGTTCGATCATGCCGACATTGCACAGTGCCTCAAGTTCTGAATCGGTGATATCCAGCACGTAAAGCGCATCATCTTCACTGATATGACCGTCTGAAAGATTATCTCCGCAGAAGGTAAGCATCATCGTGAACGCACCTATCGCGCTCGGGCATGTGTGCCTGAGTTTTCGCACCTTGCGATTCATGTAGAAGCCGTTGACAAGCTGGATGTATCCTTTGCGGGCCATCGTTATACCACTTTCCTGAAATCTAAACTCACCAGACTCATTCCGTCTCCTCAATCATGGTTTCGAGGGCAGCGACCGCGTTCTCACTGCGGTTCTCGGCTACTGCCTTCCAGAATTTCGTATGATCCAGGTCATTTCCTGTCCCTTTCCCAAATGTTCTCAACCATTCCGCACCACTTATCCCATGCTTCCTCTCTCGTATCGGCATAAGGGGCTTCCAAGTGGGTGCAGAAAAACATGTAGCGGCCTCTCCATTCGAATATGAGCGGGACACATCCGTAGAGGGGGCAGCAGTGCCGAATCTTCGATGCTAGATTGAACATGTTCGTCTCCTTAAATCTCGTATGAAGTTGTGGCGGCTTCGCCAGTCCGAGGGCGTGCCGCTCGTCGCCGTGAGCAGCACGCCGTCATCGAATATCTTCCAGTGGCCGCTGCCGGCGCGTACCACCGTGTAGCCGTGCGAGGCTATCCAGTGCATGAGTTTGCGGTCATCTCCACGCGCGGTCATGCTTTGAGCCTCATCTTCAACGCGAGACCGTTTTCATGCACGCCACCGTTGTCGAAGCCCATGAAACCGTTGAATAGTTCGTATTCGAGCAATACGGTGTCCACGCGGAACTCGTCGTACTGATGGTTTTTGATGCGTTCCATGACAAGCCTCATCGATGCGACGGTATCCCTGCGGTCGGCCTGTATGGGAATGAGATACGGCCAAAGATTCCATTCGCCCGGATGATCGTTCAGCCAACGGGCGAAATCAACGAGTTTCCTATCTTCCATCATTTCTCCTTAGGAGCGTTCCCTCACGATATAGTCCGGGTGTTCCCGGCAATAGTCGTATATCAGTTTCAACCATGCGATGGCGCTGTCCACGCTGCCCCAATAGTTCGGCGGATTGTATTTGCCGCGCAAAACATACAATGGTTCCAAGTAGATGTCTTTCAACGCCTTGTCGATACGGGCTGCGGCCTCCCCGGCCGTCAACCCGTCCAGGTCATGCTTAGGATGGACCTTGTAATCGGTGAAAAACGCGGATAGATTATACGTGTAGTTGAAATAATGGCCATGAGCGGTCCGCACATGCTCGCCGTCCCGTTCGCATACGTCAAACCATTCCGGTTCCGGCACATCCTTGTCCACTATGAACAGGTCGTAGCTCATTCTTCGTCTCCTTCGATGATTCCATGTCCTGCTATCAATGCGAGGGTCTTCAAGTCGGTAAGCACGGGCTGGTTGTCCATGCTTGACAGCGAGTCCAAGCCGAGACCCTTCTGCTTGAACACGACGAACCAGTAAGGTGCGTCCGCGTTACCCGCCTCAGTGCGACCCTCCTGCATCCACTCCTTGAGTCTCCCAGCGTAGGTGCTGTAGTTTTTGCACTCCAATACGACCGGCCGGCCGTGGATACGCAGACCGGTGATATCGCCCTGGTCTTTCGTGCCATGCAACACCTCACGGTGTATCGTCTGCTCGCTGTCACCCAACCGGGCGCGCAAATAGTTGACCACCTTGGATTCAAGCAGTGTGCCTTTGGCTTTCTGTCGGCTCATTCGTCCATCCACCATTCAGTCGGGTCATCGTGAAACTGGCAGTCCACGCAGTCCCCGAATACGTTCAAGATTCCTCCGCAGTACGGGCAATGCTCATACTGGACGGGCAGATAACTCGGTCTCATAATCAGAACTCCGGGTTGTCTCGTAGTCGTTTTTGCACGTCCCCGCGCATCTGCTCGATCACATCGACCCGAAGTCCGGTAGCCAAGCGAATCTCCTCTGCCGGACGGTTCGAGTCTTCAATGAGCAGTTGCCATGCTTTACTTTTCGCTTTGCTCAACATGAGCCCCCTTCTCCAAATTAGAGCTGATACGCACCCGATAGTCGGTGATGCTCCAAGTCAGATGGTTCAGTGGTCGCATTCCACGTATCCGATGCTCATGATTTCTCCTTGACCGGTTTGCAGTTGTGTGGCGCTTGTGAGATTCTGCTGGTCTGGCATGCGTATGATCGGCTGCCGTCGCGGAGGATGATGGTGTTCGCCGTTTCTTCAGCCCAGCCGAGATAGGCAACGAAGGCGAAGAACAGTACGAAGAACAGTACGGAGAACAGTACGGCAGCGGCGATGGCGAGTGTTTCGGCCTTGCCATAGCGACTCATTCGTTTACCGCCTTCCGCGCCAGTGCGAGTAGTTCCTTGGCTTGTCGGATATAGTCTTCCTGCCCTCCGGGGAAGCAGCCTTCGCGATACCATGCTTCTTCCTCGTCCTTTGCCGCATATTCGTCGTCATACCTTTTGCAGCTGTTCCAGAGGAGCCGTTTCGCCACGGCTTCGATCTCGGCGTCAGCCGGTGGCGCATTGCGGCCGCGCAGGTACGCTTCCTGTAAATCGTCCGTGTCGCAGTAAAACTGTTTCTTGACATGCGTTCCTTCCCAGTGGCGGGTCGGATACGCCTTCTCGGCTTCATCGTCCGCGATGCTCATTCCTACATCTCCTTTTCGTTGTTCCTGTAGTTCTTGCCTTTGCTTCTGTTTATGCCGCCCCATATGCCTTGCAGCGGGTAGCCGTTTATCAGGGCATGTTCCGCCGCGTACCGTGCGCATTCGCATATCGCCGGACATTGGGCGCAGGCCTTGAGCGCCAATCGTTCCTCGCTGGACGTGGTTGGGAAGAACAGGTCAGGGTCCATGTCACGGCACGCGGCCTTGTCACGCCAGCCGCTCAATTCAATTCCTTCTTCGCGTTTTGAGACTACTTACGCTCATGATTCCTCCTTGAGCGTGGCGACATATGCGATGGCCTTGCGTTCACGCTTCGCATACTTCTCGCATTTGCGTTTGAGACGTTTGAGGCTCATGGCGTACAGGAAGTCTCTGAAGTTGCCGTCTTCGCAGATTTTGGCTTGATAACGGCCGCAGGTGCCTTCCGCGCCGATATGCGCGACCAAATGGTCTGTAAGCTGAATCTCGTTCATGCGTTTTCCTTTCGATATGGGTTTGGCGTGTATTCGGGCGGTTCCTCGCCGGGCATGGGGTTCATGTTCTTAAGGGCTTGGATATATCCGTTCTCCCATGCCTGTTCGGCTATCTGCCGGTCGTGTTCGTCTATGACGGGTTTGAAAGCCGCCAGCAACAGGTCTTCGCTGTACAGCTCGCCTTGTTCCCAGACGGAATCGCAAGCCATGCGCAGCAGTTCCCTGAAATCCTCGGGAATATAGTCTGGATGAATTGTTTCGTCGTGTCCGCTCATTGTCCGCCTCCCATTTCCTTCTCTCGCGCCATGATCTCCACGTCGTCGGCGAGCATCCTCAGCACGCCGGCGAGCGTGCCATACGATTCGGCGGTCGGATACACCGTCTTGCTGACATACACGTCCCACCTGTCGGAACCTTGATGATTGTCGGCCTTGAGGATAATGAGCGGGTCGGCGTCGATGAAACGACCGTCCTTCATGCCCCGCACTTTGAGCATCAGACGTATCGAATCCGCCTGCTCGCTCGTGTTACCCAAAATATCCAGAGTGCTCATCGTCCACCTCGCAGTTCCTTCTCCTCGTTCGCGATTGATTGGAGGATGTCCTCCAGGTCGCCGAGCTCGTTCCGGCTCAACCGGATGCGGCGGATGCTGTCGCCATCATGAGTGGCCAGCACCCATGAGCGGGTGCCGTTTCGGCCGTCTCCGGGAATCCAGCTCAGGGTCACATTCCCGCAGGAGGCACCTGTGACCATGCCGCACCGTCGTTCGATCTCCACGTCCGTCGCCTTCATCGTCTGCCTCCCAGACTCTCGCGAATCCGCTCCACATCAGCATTCATCGTCTGCCTCCGTGACTTCCTCGCCGACTGGTAGGGTGCGATAGATTTTTGTGATTCGCCACGTGCCCGGCGTCTCGTGGATATGCTTCACAGCGGCCTCATAGGAATTGAAAGTGACGGTCGGATACAGCATCTCGATAGCCGAATCGACCAGATATTCTTCCTTGGTCTCCAACTTCATCGTCCGTCTTCCTGACTCATGTAGGTCAACGTGAAGTATTTATCACCGTTGCATATGCGGTTCCAAGCGGCGATATTGTATTGCAACTGATACGGGGCGGGCTTCCGTGAACAACCTCCCTCGAAGCCGAGCCCGCAGACAGTGCAGCGGAACATCACGATAAAGAACGTGTATTCAGGCAACCACTGCACGCCGTCCCGCTCCCATTTCGCCTTGACCTTGCCCCCACAACGAGGACACGGGCTAATCCTGTGGAACCTCACCAGACTCACCTCCCTCAAGAGGCGCGTTCAAATCCACCTGTTCGATACGCGCACGCTCCTGTAAGATGTTCGCGTATGTCCCCATCGCGTACAATTGGCTTTCAAGGAGCTGGAAGGAGCACGCGGGCGTGAAGCCCAACGTGCCCTCCGCGTAGCCCTCAAGCATGTGCGCCAGCTTGCTGATACGCTCCTGCAATTCTCGATGTTCGCGGATCATCCGCTGCTTGTAATCACTCATTGGTTGTCTCCTTCGGTTTGGTTTTGTAATATCTTTCTCTTGGAGGTCATCAGCCTCCTCGATACGCTCGTAGTTGGGGTCATCCAACAATTCGACGGTATCGACGTAACTGGGAATGATGGGCTGCGTATCAGATGATTCAGCCGAGAACACGTGTAAATATGTTCGATGCGCGTCGAGTTGCATCGAAAGGCTACATATACCGTCCGTGTCTCTGGAACGCCGCACGAGCTTCCCTATGAATACGTCTCCGTTCTCCATTGTCACCTTGACTCGCTTATCGAGATTCTGAATCTCCATAAGGGTCTTACCTGCCCAGAATGGTTTCTCACTCATTGACAGCCTCCTTGGCTAGTTGTCGTTTACGTTTCCGCTTCGCCTCATACTGGGCGTATTTCTCGGGATGCTCCGACCTCCAACGGCGATGGTATTCAGCCATCTCACGCTGATGGGCGGCGGCATACTTACGAGCCGAAGCCCGAGCCTGAGCCAAATGCTCCGACCGGTACCGGCGTGCATACTCATTACGTTTCTCACGATTACGAGCGTTCCGCCGATTCGCCAGATCACGCAGATGCTGCGCATACTCGGGGTCGGTTCGACGCCGTTCCCTGACACGACAGTTCCGGCACATGCCATCCCTGCCGACCCGGCACATGCCACCGCACCAATCGCATTTCGGATGACGTTCAGTTATCAGGCCGGACAGTTCGCCGCCGTTCCGGCAATAGTCGATGAACTCCTCATCGGTCATGTCATCAACGTTCACAGCCACACCTCCCCATTAGTGAACCTGCTGAACAACACAGGGTCGAGCTTGTACAACGCCCGCCGAAACTGCGGGTCACGGCAGAACAGGATGAACAACAGGCTTACTGCTTCGGCGGTTCGCATCGCGTCCAACCTCCCTTATCGTCCAGAAGCACCCAACCATGTTGGGCGGTGAGAATCGGCACCAGTTCGGGGTGATCGTTGAAACCGCTCACGATGTACCCCAAGCTCATGGCCTCACGCGGATGGGCGTGAATCCACCCATGACATCCCGTATCGCCACTCCCACACGCCAAGATGAGGTTCGACGCCTCATGCAGTCCCGGCCACTTGTGTGACCGGAGTCTGCGATGATGCCGGCTGAAACCGCTCCAATGGAATGGTTTGCCGCAGCGGACGCACCGGTATTGGTCGCGTGCGTCCACCAAATCCTTGACGTGTTGGGACGGGTTAGATCTGCCCATTTCCGTATTCGTCCTGGGGTTGGCTCCACGGGTCCGTAGGCTGCTGATACTGCTGTTGCGGTTGCTGGAATCCCTGTTGCGGCTGCTGGAATCCTTGCTGATACTGCTGCTGCGACTGTTGGAAACCAGACTGCTGGGCCTTGGGTTTCGCGCTCAACACCGCAATGGTGCGGGCCGCGACATCCCAATTCTCATACCGTTTCCCATCCTTTTCCGACACTCTTTTGGACAAGCTGCCGTTCACAAGAACCTTCACGCTCATGTTCGGCTGGGACTTCAACTGGCGAACCTGATTCAAAGCATCCTTCGCCTGATTCGACAAGGGACGCACACCATAGAACTGAGGCTCCTTGTCAACCCACTGGTTCGTGTTCTTATCCGTGTAACCCGGATGGACGCTGACGTTGAGAATACTGGAATCCTGAAAATCCTTGATCTCTCCCGCATATCCGGTAAACTCGATGCTTGGTTCTCCGGCCATTACGCATTCCTCCTGTAATTGTTCGTCTTGTGTTTCTCCATGGCCCGCCTGTTGCAGACCAGCATGTGTGATTGGGCTCCGGCGCAATCAACGGCACCGCATGTGGGGCATTGGGGGAGCGTGATCTTGTCCCCGTGAGCCCACAGGCATCTGGCGCACTTGCAGCCCGGCCTCGGGGTGAAAGTCACTCGAAGCTCGCCTCCACCTTCGTGAACGGGAAACGATCATCCCGGACACTGGTCTTGAAGAACTGGCTGCGGGATTGGGACTGGCATGGGAAGGCGGGGGCGATGGTGCCATCATGGGAGAGCACCGGCATCCAACGTTTGCCGTCATGCTTCCACACCGATTCGGTGCGAGCCTTGTAGAAGCCCGGCTCCTTCGGAAGGTCATCCATCGTGTACGGTCCGCGGTACGCATATTGGAAAAAGTAGTCATCCACCCACCACCCGTCCGGAAAGCCGAGCTCCCCGATACTCAGGCACAGGGTCTGTCCGCCCATACGGTCAGAATCCGTCTTCTTCACCGTGTACTCGTTGCCGCTCTTCATCACCACTTTGTCGCCGGGGCGAACCTTCGTGATATCGGTGATACGCTCACGGAAAGCATCATCCACCAGTTCGATGGACTTGATACCGGAGTAAGGGACGAAAGTCGAGGATGAACGAATGGCGGGAGAAAGAGAGACGCAATGAGCAACGTTTCCCACCATGTCGAGCGTACTGGTCATCGTGTCGCCGTTATTCCACGTTATCTTGACACGCAGCCCTTCCAGCTCCCCGCAGGTCTTGCCTTTCCAGAACGGTTTCTTGTCATCATCTTCAGCCTGCTTGACGGATTCCGTCTCGGGCTTCGACTCGTACACATGCACGTTCCGAGCGGAACCGGTACTGTACCCATCGCCAAAATCCAAGAAAACCACGAGATTGCCTTCATCCTCGGTCTCGATGTACAGTGGCGGCTTATGGCCCATACTCATGATGAGAACGTCCGCCATGCTTTCCTGGTTCTTCATCTCATGCAGTTCGCCCGCATAATGCCCGTCCGCATCATCAAACTCAACCCACATGCCCGGCTTCACGTCGTTCAAACCAATCTCACTGCTCACTGGGAGCCTCCTTAACCTTGTCGTTATGCTGTCGATAAGCGTCGATGAACCGTTGCGCCTGATATTCGGTCAACGTGCCATAAGCGACCCGCGTTTGCAGGACGTTGCCGATGAAACCGTTCTCCTGACCCACCGGAATCTTGCAGTCTTCAAGAATCCGGTCGATCTGTGTTTTCTGCTCGTCGGTCATACCCTTGACAGAACGCTTTTTGTAGCCGCTCGTCTCACCGTCATCATCCGTGGTCGCCAGTCCGAACGCGCCGCAAGTGCTGTATCGTCGCGCATACGTCAATGCGGAACCGAGGGCCTGCATGACGCTCATGCCACGCGAATCACCCACCTCGACCGGGATAAGACAATTACTGGCAATCCACTTGTCCGTGCCCTTCTTCCTGACGGCCGTATCCACATACAGGCGTCCGTCAACCAACTGGGTCGGCCATTGCAGGTCGAACCCCTGCTCGTCCACATAGTTCACGACCTGAGCCAGGGTCGCATACGTGCCACGACCGCCCCGAGCGTCCTTCTTAATTACCGCCATGATTCAATCTCCTCCTCTTCCTCCAACAGCTTCCAGTCGGGGAACACGACATCCTTCGGGTATTTAGGCAACCCGTAGGCCCTCATGGCCTCCAACGGGTCCTCCGTGTTGTCACGGAACCATCTGATGCCCTGCAAGGCGTGGTTTATCTTCGGTTCCGCCAGTTCGGTGATGATGGGCGAATCCTCCTGAATCTCGTAGCGCATCCAGTCGAACGGCGGGTTCTTCTCCTGCACGACGAACTCGAAACCCAACGGCCCCTTATATTCGGGCATCGTCAACCGGTAGAGACGCATGTAGAACGCGGCCTGAATGTGATACCCGTACTGCCAGCAGGAACGCTCGAACTCGTCCGGCGACTTCACCGTGGTCTTGTAATCACGGATACGCAGCACACCATCCGGGTCGGGAGTGGACGGCAACCAGTCCGCCTTGCCCTTAATCAACAATCCGGTATCAGGGTCGGCGGCGATCATCGCCACCTCCGGCTGACCATCCAGCTTCGTGAAGAAATCTCCAACCATGTCCCGCATGGCCTCGACCTTCTCCACATCATCGGGGGAAAGCCATACGATATCCTCGCCCTCATGCAGTTTCAATGTCTCCGCATACCTGGCTTTGCCTTCCTTGGTGCGTAGGTTCGGTTTCACCAGCACCTCGGGGCCACTGCCCAATATGAGACTGTGAGCCGCCTTCCCGAACTCGAACTGGGGGGAGGACGAATGCTCGCCGGTCAGATACTGCGAATACGCCAACGGGCTGACCAGATACTTCTTCAACGCGGTCTGGTCCACCGCGTCAAACGCGAAGTAATCGTCATCGGTCATCTGCTCGACGGTCATTGCCCCTCCTTTCTTGCTTTGAGTACTTCCTTGCCTAAAACCTTGATGGTGTCGGCCACCAAGTCGAGAAAATCGTCAACGTCCTCCACGTCGTAGACCTCTCCGTAAAGCAGGGAACGATACGTGCGGAACTTTCTATGCCGGACATCATTCGGGGTCAACATGAGAACCCCTCGACTGCATGGACAATTGTTCCTCGCGTTCCATCAGGTGACTGTGACGCCAAGTACGCGACTTACCCTGCTTGTGAGAGGCCTCCGCATAATCGGCCACATGGTCACGGCCAACGTCTCCCACGACCTTCGAGGCCTCGTTCCAATCCGAGTACACGCGATCGTTCACGGCCACATACTTGTCAGCGAGATAACGGACGCAATCACCGAGATAACGGATGGCTTTGGCGATGGAGTTGAAATCAGATGCCATCAGTCGGCGTCCTCCGTCTGAATCTGAGCCCACGTCTCCTCCATGAGAGGCCGGTCGATCTCGTAGTAGATGTAGGTCTTCCCGTGCTTGGGCGGGTAGGCGCCGAACTTCATCTTGTAGTTCTCGGCCAAACGGGAACCGAAGTGCAACGCGCTTTTCCTCATCGGCTCGAATCCTTTCGAACGGAGGAAGTCGCTGATGATGAGTCGCGGGGAGCCCGGTGTCTGTGGCGCGGGCTGCTGGTTCGGCGTATATGAGTCGAGTATCTGCCTCGCGCGGTGTTCGAGCTCGCCCTGCGGCAATAGTCCACGGGCCTCGTTGAGCAGTCTCATCTGGTCTGATGGTGTGAGTTCCATGATTGTTTCCCTTCACTGGGCTTGATTGTTTGGTTGTCCTTCTGCGCCGGTGCTGACACGTCCGAAAACCCTTGTATTGGTTTTCCGACGCAGGACGCGAAGGGGTTAAATTTTCTGAGCGCCAAGCCGGGAGTCGAACCCGGTGCACCTTGGAGAAGTCCATGACCATTGGAAGGCTTCGTAGGTGCGGCACCATGCGCTTGGCTGCCACCGGACGAGGAAGTAAAAGAATAAAGAACCCCGCCCGGAAGAATCATCTGGGTTGGATGAGGGTGTTGGAGCCCTCGGGTGTGACAATCAGCTGGTCGGCGTTCTTCAAAGCGTCGATGTAATGCTGCCGGAGCACGTTGTCGGTCAGGGAATCGTTCAGCACCTTGTTCGCGTCGGCCTCGCCCTGCGCCTTGATGCGCTTCGTCTCGGCCTCGACCTTCGCGGTCTCCTGCTCGTTCTTCGCCTTCTGCTTGGCGACCTCGGCGGCTTGGGCCTGCGCGTAGCTGTCGGTGATGGACTTCGGGTAGCGGATGTCCTGCACGGACACCTGTTCGACGGTCAGGCCGATGCCCTTCCATTTCGAGGTGAGCGCGTCCTGCACGGCCTTCGTGTACTTGCCACGGTCGGTGAGCATCGTGATCGTGTCGAACTTGCCGGAGGTTTCACGGGCCACGCTGCGCAGGTCGTTGCCGATATAGTTCTGCGTGAACGTGGTCTGCTTGCCGTATTCCGAGTAGAGCATTTCGGCGGCGGACGGGTCGAGCGAATAGTTGACCTGAATGTCGATGTTCGCGCTGGCACCGCTACGGTCGTTGACCGTGACCTCCTTGCCTTCCGCGCTGCCGCCGTCGTACTTGTAGTCGGTGTCCTTGAAGAAGTTGATGAGGTTGTTGCGCGTATCGTATTTGATGACCGACTGCCACGGCGCCTTCGCATGGAAGCCCGCGTTCTCCGCATGGCCGGCGACGGAGCCGCCCATGTTGCGGATGACGGCCACCTCGCCTACGTCCAGCGAGTATAGGCATGCCGGAATCATCAACAGTGCGGCGACGATGATGGGAATGAAGCCGAAACCGGCTCCGTCGCCACCGTTGGCGAGTGCGACGGCTATCATGCCGACTCCGATGAGCAGGAGTATTACGGCGAGTATGAACCAGATCATTTTTGCGTTCCTTTCGACAGAGCAAACGAGAGCATGACGGGCGAACAGCACATGAAGCCTGCGAGAATACTCCACGGGCCCGCATAGGGTTGCAGCGAGAGAATCAGGAACCCTGTCGCCGCCAACGTCAGACAAGTGATTGTCTTCGTGTTCTCATGCCGGTGCCGGCGTTCATCGGGTGAATGCTGCCAGCCGGAGCAGTGAGCCCCATACGTTTTCCTGTTCATGACATGTCCTTTCCGCGTGGCCGGGCTCGGATTCGAACCGAGAACGTCCTTGCCGTCACCGTGTTGCAATGTTGACCAACCGTGAGAGATGGATGACGAGTCCTATGGTGCGGTGACGATGGTGCGTGTCCAGACACCCCGAAGGGTTCCGGCCGATGGTTGCCGCAGTAGATCGCAGTATGGTATTTATTTGCCTGTAGTCGATAGGTGGATAAAAAACGACCCACTGCGGCAGGACTTGTTATTCCTCGTTCTTCTCGTCGGCGCAGTCGGCCAGGTCTTCAAGGGCCTTGGCGGCGAAACGCGCCTGACTTGGAGTGAGGGGGCGGGCACCGTAATCGGTGTCGATTTCCGCGTTGATAAGACCTTCGGCAGTGACGTTGCCGGTGAAGTATTCACGGGTGTGACGTTCCTCGACCACGAGCTTCTGGGAAAGGTTACGATTTTGGCTGACCATTGTTTTCTCTTTCTTGTGAATATCGTTTAAAGGCCCTTTCGGATTAGGCTTGTAATCGCCAAACCACATGCCAAACCCGAAAGGAAGAATGAAAAATGACCGACATCGACGCGCTTCAAAAAGCGGCTCGGGAGATCAGGGGAGACATGAGCTTCCTGAACGCCTCCAACAACGCCGAGACTTGGCTGAGACACATCAAAACGTCGATGGACTCCACAGCCAAGGCCATTGACGTTATCACCGCCAACCAGCGCGAGCTTTCCGACCGTCTGGACAAACTCGGAGTCTGACTCACGACGCTTGGCTTGTTCTCCCCAGATTTCCGCCAACTGCGCGGAGATTTGGGGAAGCCCGGTTTCCACGATCTGAGCCATCCACGTGTTGAGAATGTTCAGCTCGTTGGCAACACGCTCCGACGAATCCGAGACATACGAATAGTTGCCGTCACTCATATCGCCACCTGCCTATCGGGTTAAGTTCCTTCGGAAAGGATTCGGCCTTATCCGCCAGATCATTGAGTGCTTTCGCTATCTCGCGGGCCTGTTCCGGGGTCAGTTTTTCGCATACGGAAAGCGGTGCCGTCACCTTTACGTATCCCGGATGCGCCTCACCTTTGAAAATGTGGGCCTCAAAGGTCTTCGTGACATCCGCCTCCAACGGGTCGTACATCACCTTGCCGATAGCAGGGGAGTCATAGACATGTTCCCCATGCTCATTGGTCTTGGACTTAGTCTTGTACATGATTCTTCGATTCGTATCGGTCCATCATCAGACGAACGTTGCGGCAAGGCGTCTTCCATGATGCTTGCGAGGCTTGCTCGCGTTCGTCTACTCCACCGGGGTTCTCCGGCCAGTAACTGTCCACGAGGGCGATGAAGTCCTTGGCGAAGCTCCTGAGCTTGCGCATGTCCGGTACGATCTCCACTCCTACCTTTCCGCTGTAAATCTCAGGGGCTTCATTCTTCGCCTCGTTGACTGCTGGGCTACGATTTGATGTGTTCATGGTGTTCTCTTTCGGAGAGGAGGTGAATATGGAGTATTGGAGTAGGCCCGTGCTGGTCGGTCGTCGCGAATGGCGGTTGGTCAACGTGAGCGGAAAGCAGCTCACCGTGGAAGCCGTCAAATCGTTCGATGGGGTGTCTAAGCCGTTCCTCGTGGTGGAAGGTGGACCACATCAGACGATTCCGGACGGTGAGGCCATTCTGGTCAAGTTCAGGGCGACGAACCTGCGGAACTCGTTCACTGGTTTGATTCTGTCGGGCGTAGACGGGGCAGGACTTCCGTGGACGGTTCAATATCCGGTACGTTCCTGAACGCCCCGGTTTGAATCATGTCCAGCCAGTCCAGCAGTCGCTGGTTATCAAGGAACCGTACACAGCCGAAGGTGGCATACGCCGCGTTCCCGTGGTCCAGGTCGATAACCAGCGGCACGTCTTGGCTGGAAGCCAGTATCGACGGGTCGATGTTCAGGAGTTTCCCAATCGCGGTTGCATTGGATAGGCCGTCCCCGGTGATTTCCAATGTTTCGACGTCTCCATCTTCAATCAGCGTTTTCAGCCCGTGAATGATCAGGGGAGGGGAAGGGCCGTTGAGGTCAAGCTGCATCTTCATGCTGTTACCTCCAATACAGGAGACTTAGAAAGACGCTGCTCTTCAGAGAAGTCAAGTTCGTCTTGCAAGGCTCCGACCGATTCGGTCAGCTCGACCAGTTTGCGGTTCAAACGCCTCATGGCTTTCACGGTCCTCTCAGATGGGTTCCGAACAACTCTCTGGTTTTTCCCGTATCTTGCTCGGCGTCTAATGAACTCCTCAACTGGAACGCCTTTGCCGTAAATGTGATAGGAGATGTTGCCAGGGCTGCAATCAAGCAACTTGGCCCATGCTCGAACATTCCCCTCCACCCCATCGACGGTGACTATTCGTTCCAATGATTTGGTGGCGTTATCACTGAGCGTCATCCACTGACAGTTATCGGGCTCGTAGTCCCTGCTGCTGTCGATGCGATCTAACGAGAGTCCGTCAACATAACCGTTGGCTTTAGCCCATTCCTTGAATTTCGGGAATGAATGCCATTCTCCGCAAACCTTGATGCCTTTCGCACCGTAATACTTGTAGTTCGGCATGTTCGGGTTCTCGCAACGGCGCTTCATGCTTGACCAGATCATGTAGAGGTGTGAGCGACTCTCCTTCTGAGTCATGCCGTCACCTCCAAGTCAGGCGTCTCAGCGCCGAAGAACTTCTCATGCATGTCCACTGGGATGGTGAGCAGTTCCTCGAAACTGACTCCGAGCGCTTCGCAGATCATGTCCAATTCATCGACTTTGAAGGCCGGCTGGCCGGCGAGTCGGCGGGATAGTTTGCTTACATCCCATCCGAGTTTCGCTGCAAGCCATCGGAGGCTTTTCTGTGCGATGAAGAGTCGGTATCGAATACCGGCTGTTGTTAGTTTCTGTGTGCTGCTCATGTCTATTAACTTAGCATATGCCAAGTTTCTGTCAAGACTAGACACGCCGTATCGCATATGCTAAGATTTAAGTATGGCTAATCCAAATGATTTCCGCGAAATGTCTGCGTTCGCCTTGGCATTTGCGACGGAGTATAAAAAGTACATGAAGGCGCACAAGGTAAGGCAGCGTCAGATTGCTGAATACCTCGGTTTCACCGAAGCGTATGTCAGCGAAAGGGTCAACGGCAAAAGGGCCATCGACACCAACGACGTAGATGCTCTTGCCGCATTGTCGGGCACCACCGGCCGTTCGCTGATGATCGAACTGGCTCGCCTCACCAAGGAAACATTGCGCCAGCCGGTATCCGAGACAGCCTCGGTGGCGTCCCAGCTCGAAAAGGTCATAGGCAAGAAGATACAGGTGGAGAAGGCCGCTTATCGGGATGAGAACAAGCAGGCGGAGTCCGGGCGTGAAAACATGGACTGACCTCACCATTGAGGCCCGACACATGGGAGTCCTCATAGAGGATAAGGAGTTCGACGGGACGCAGTGCGGGGAATACGATCCCGATACCCGCACCGCGTACATCGACCCCACCATGAGCATGGAACAACGGGTATGCACGTTGCAGCATGAGCTTATCCACGCAAAACACTTCGATGACGGGCTCGGATTACTGAGCCGGGAGAAAGAAGAACGCCTCACCCGCAAGGAGACCGCGTTCTCTCTGATTAATCCCATCGAATACATGCGCACGGAAGACCTGTACGGGGGAGAACCCTACGCGATGGCGCAGGAACTGGGCATCACCGTCGGCGTCCTGTTGGACTACCGGCGATGGCTGCATGACAATCTTGCCGCACGGGCCGCATGATTATGTACCTTATCCGTGTTTCTTGCAATCAGGGAACACGGTTCGTGGATACAATTAGCTCACCAACCCCAATGGAGAGAAGAGACAAAAAATGAGTGAACCAGAACAACCACCCGTATTACAGCAGCCGGTCGAATCGGGCGGTCAACCATCGTCGCGGCAGTCCGCCGATAAGCCCACGCCACAACCGACTCCCACATACGGTGCATACGCGCCACAGTCGCAACAACCGCAGGCCGGGCAATATGTGGCCCCACATCCGCTTGACCCGTACTTTCCCTCGGGGCAGCCGCGCGGATTGAAGCCCGCCGCAAAAACAATCACCATGAAGATATGGCAATTCGTCCTCAGCCTCGCAGGTGCCGCGATTGCTGGCATCATTGTCTTCATATTGATTGTCGGCTTGGCCGCGTCCGGTATCGAAGCAGCCAAGAACGACGCAACCGCGCCTGCGACCTCCGACCCCTCCCAGAGTTCCAAGACCAAGGAAACCCCGAAACCTAAATCGTTGACTGGAATCACAGCCGAGTATTCGGGTTCGACGGCCGATGGCACCGAGATAAATAATTCGACCGAAGGCATAGACGTGACGGCCACGTATGACGATGGCTCCACAAGGGACGGAATATCGGGCTTCACCGTCAAGAACCCCGGTAAGCTTCAAGCGGGTCAGACGAAGGAGTTCACCGTGGAGTTCAAGGGGTTCGAGGCGACCTTCTCCGTCACGGCCGATGAATCAGATGACCAGTTCAAGGCGTCCGCGCAGGATATACCTTTCGATGATCTGGCTCGAAACCCTGATGCGAACAAGGGCAAGCGCGTCCATTTCCATGGGAAAATCGTACAGGTCATTGAAGGTGATATTGACACTCAATATCGAGTCAGCGTGGAGCAGGGCGATTATGGAATCTGGGATTCCAACAAGGTCATATTCGTCTCATACATGCGCACCGGCAACGATAATCGACTTCTGGAGGATGACATAGTTGATTTGTGGGGCACCACTGATGGGACGATAACCTATGAGTCCACGATGGGCGGCAACATAACGATTCCGAGTGTATCCGCTAGAATCATGCAACTTGCCCAATGAACAAGCCGCTAGGAACATGAATGGTCCCGTCTTCCTGTATTGGAGGACGGGACCATTGCTGTTCGTATGAAAAGTGCCGTGACCCTGCTGGGGCCACGGCACTTGACGCATACCAGACGCTCACCATCCAAGTATGTTTTGCTTATTTCGGTTGGCTATTAACGTTTCATGAGACACTTCAATTATGCTTAGCGGCACGCATGGTGTCAATTTCGGTTCCGACCGGGGCCAGGCTGTTCCCCGACCTTTCCTCCCGTATTGGAGGACGGGACCATTTTGTATACCACTACGATATGATGGTCAGGTGTGTTTCCTAGTGGAGGGCCATACCTCATGGTTCGGGTCCCACCAGAGAATGTGAAACTCGTTGCCTACAAGGAAACCGTACAGGCGTTCGGTTCCGCCCAAGCGGAACCGGG